ACCGCCGGCGGTGTCGATGTAATGTTCGACGCCTTCGACCGCGAGTTCTTGGGCGAGCTGCGTGGTAGACGCGCCGTTGATAAACGATTTCTCGATCGTGATGGTGTCGCCGATGTCAATCGTTGCTACGACGTCACGTTGCGCGTCTGAGAGCTGTGAGAATGCGACCTCGATCGCGGTGAACGTCGCCTCGGGGTCAGGGTTGAGCAGATAGTCGGCGAGGTCTTGAGCGTCGGCGTCGGTGTTCAACAGCGAGCCAGTAACCGCGAGCGACTGGATGAAGTATTCGGCTTGGCTTCCAGCGTCGGATGCCGTGCCGGACTTGTTGTTCAGCGTGGAGACATACACCAGGTTGACGACTTTGTCGGCCCCGAACGAGATGTCGACGTTGCGGTACGGGTAGTTCGTGCCGTCGTCATGAAAGTCGGCGACAGCTGCGGACAGCGTTGCACCGATCCGGTTCTCGAATACGAGGACGCCTTCGCGGTCAATGTAGAGTCGGCCTTGCTCGGCGTCGTTGACGAGCCGCAGATAGTCGAGAACGACTTGGCCGAGCTCGAGGTCGTAGTCGTGGCCGCCTCCGCCGCCGCCGCTATGGCCTCCGAGCTCGACGGTGCCGGTGGCGATTGAGCGGGCCGCGCCGGTCGGGTAGTTCACCTCGGTCAGATCGAGGATGGCTTCGATGCGAGCGCCGGTCAGTTCTTGGTCGATGTGAACTTCGTCGGTGACGGTTTGCGCGAGGAGATAGAAGTCGTCGGCGCAGGTGACGCTGACGGTGTCGTCGCCGTTCAGGTCGAAGTTGTAGTCGTAGTCGACGATTCGGCCGACGAACAGCAGCTCGGCTTCACGGTACAAACGGACGAGCCGCATCGGGGCTAGTCCTGGTTTGTCGTTATCGGGATCGTAGTACGGCGAATCGGTCGCGAACGGGTTGAATACTCCGCCAGCCGCCGTGTCGTCGAGCACAAACGTCATGGTGCCGGCGGAGAACTGGTCTTTGATGTCGCGTCGGCCTCGTTTTACGCGGATGCCTTTGACGCCGTCGGTGACGTCCGCGAAGTCGGTGAGGCCGTCCAGAACGAACGTGGTGCCATCTAGAACGCCGCGTAACGTGTCATCAAGCCGGAACCCTTGTACGGGTGCGCCCGTGTCGATTTCGAGCGTGTAATCGCCGGACTGGACGACGGTGGCGGTCACAGCCTGGTAACTCCGAACTGGGCTGAGCCGCTGGTGCGGTTGTAGTTACGGATCGCGGTGACCACGGCCTCGCCGACTTCTTGTGTCGGGTTGATCGTGGACACGTTGACGGTGACGTTTTGGATTGCGCCGGACGGTGCTCGAGTGATGCTGGAAATCGGCGTGATTGTGGTGGTGGCGACCGGCGGGGCGGACAAGAAGCCGAGCTCGTCACGCGGCGGAACATACGTCGAAGCAGGTGCGCCACCCTCAGCGATCGCCTTGACACGGTTGAAGGCGTCGATAACACGGTTGGCGCTAGCGATCGCGGCTTCAATGTTGCCGGTGTCGAACTTGAGTTTGATGCCGGCGGCGAGAGCGTTGCTGAGCACACCGAACGCTTCGAGGGTTCGGAGCAGTTCACGCTGAACGTCACGGAGCGCCTGTTCTTGTTCGCGGGTGCTGAGACTGCTGTCGGCGATGGCTTCGCGGTAATCGTCGATCGCACGCTGGAATGTTTCGATCTGGTCTTCGCGATCAAGGCGGGCCAGCATCGCGTCGAGCTCGGGATTGAGTTTCCGAACCTCGTCGTAGACCGCGTTGACTGACCTAGCGAGTTCGTCCTGGGCGCCAGCGGCGCTGTCCGAAGTGTCCTCAAGCTGCTCGAGGCCGGTCGATGCTTCACGAACGGAGGCGTACATGTCGCCCGCTTGCTTGCGGGCTTCGTCAATGCTGGGCGTGAAGTTCTGCTCGATCTCGTCGCCGACGATGCCGAGCTTCTTGGCGAGCCAGCCAAGACCCTCAGCGGCCAACTTGAGCGGCGCGAGCATGGCGTTGATGACTTTGCGAACGGACTCGAACTTCTTGTAGAGGACTACTAGGCCGGCTACGAGGCCGGCGATGGCGATGACGGCGATGCCGATGGGGTTCATGCTCAGAGCGGCGTTGAAGGCCCATTGAGCGGCTGTGGCGATTGCTTGGGCGGCCGCGTATGCCTTCATAGCGAAGTTGGCGACGACGATGGCGGCGGAGATTGTGCCAATGCCCAGGGCGAAGCCGATTAGGACGTTCTTGTGGTCGACCATGAACTCGAGGAGGCCGATGATCTTGGGCAGAAGTGCGTCCAAGACGGGCAGTAATGCCAGACCGATTTGTTCGGTGAGTAGTGAGAATGAAACTTTGATGCGGTCGGTGGCGTTTCGGGTCGCTGCTGCTGTTCCGCCAACCTGCTGCTCAATCGCTTTCAGGATCATGTCCTGCGCCTCGAACAGGTTGTTCGATTCGACCAAGGCGCGAATCTTGTCTTGTTCTGCTCGGGTGAAGGTGACACCGGAACGGGTCAGGGCGCTGAGACCCTTGATCGGGTCTTGGAGTGCTTTGCCGAGCTGCGTGGCGTTGTCTTTGACGGTGCCAAAGCCTGCGGCCGCGAGATCGAGGGACACTTGAGTCGTTCTGGCGAACACGCCGTTGAGCTCGTCGGCGCTCTTGGCGATTTCGCTGAATGTCAACAGCTTCGCCATGCCGAGCTTGATGGCGTTCTGATCTTCGCCTGAAGCCATCGCCTGGGCATTCGCCATCTTGATCAGGTTGTTCGCAACCTTTTCGGACTCTTGGCCGAACAGGTTCATCGACTTCGAGATCGCAATAATCCGCGAGTTTGAGGTTGCGGCCTGCTCACCAGCGGCGACCATCTTGGCGCCGGCTACGGCGAGGCCACCGAGCGCGGCGGTGGCGGGTAGGAACGCTTTCTTGAGGGCGAACGCGGTCTTCTGGCCTTTGGTTTCGAGCCGCTTGAACTCGTTCATGGCCTTCTTTAGGCCACGGTCCGAAAACTCACTAACGATCGGGACGTTGATAGCCATCTAGCGCAGCTCCTGGTTGATGATCTCGGACATGTCGTCGATGGCTGATCTTACGCCTTGCACGACCTGGGGCATATGGCGTTCAGCGGTCGGCCACATCACCCTCGAGGCCGGCGCGTACTGGTCGAGGCGGGCGATCATGGCTCGGCCTGACGGGCTGTTGCCGGAGCTCTTGCGGCCAGCAATGTCGAAGATGACGCCGGCGGCGCTGGTTTGGCGAAGTGTGAGCAGGGGAATGGTGTCGCTGTTGCGGGCTTTGGATCCCTTGAACGCGACTTTGACGTTGCGTTTGACGGTGCGGCCGTCGTAGCCGCCGCGCCAATTCCCCCAGCCAGACAGCGGTGAGGAGTCGGGGAACAGTTTCTTGGCTTCGGCTTGCATTGGCTTGGCGGCCAGTTTCATGCGCCGAATCGTCGTCTTGCGTAGCTCAGGGTCAACACGGCGCAGGACTTTGAGCGTGTCGGCTAGGCCGTTCACTTCAACTCTTGCGCTAACGCTTGCCATGCTGTTTCTTCTGTTCTTCAATCACATCGACCACGGTGTTCAGGTCTTTGAGATCGAACTCGATTTGTGGGGGCCACCAGGAGACAGCGACCAGCAGTTCGGCTAGCTGGCGTCTTCTGGTTCCCCTCGGGTAGGGCGTTCGTCACTTCCAACGACCTCAAGGCTGACGATCTTCTTGATGAAGTCGTCGAACACGGCTGGCACGACCATCTTCTGGCCCTTCATGGCTTCATACGCGAGAAACGCAAGATCTTCCATGCCGGCCGCGGTCGCCATCTGTGACGCTTTGGTCTTGTATTTCCGTTCCCACGCGACGACAGCCCACAGGTTGGTTTGGATGTCCTGTGGGCCGTCGCCGAGGTCGATGCGGATCGTGAGGTTCATGTCGGGGCTCCTTTAGGGAATGAACTGGGATCAGGGAGTCGTGCTACGGGTGAGGGCGCCGCCGCGGAACACGACGTCCATCGTCGGCAGCTCGCCGACACCGCCGTTGACGGGGGTGACGGACTCGAGGTAACAGCCGGTGAGCGTGTACTCGGGGTTCGAAGCGCCAGGCGTCGCAGAGGTCGTCGGGGTCACGACGACGTCAAACGTAGTCCCAGCCAAGCTGTTGAATTTTTCCTCGACCTCGCTCGATCCGTACGCGATCATCAGAGTGGCCGAGATCTCGTGGTTGCCGAGTCCCTTGACGAACTTGCGGGCGGTGTCGCCGAACGCGGTCGACTCGAGCGCTTCATAGCTCTCGGTGACGGTGATGGTGGAAACCTGGTCGCTGAAGTCGACGGAGTCGACAGTCAGGGTGGCCTGGTTGAGAACAACGGTGGTTGCCATTGGGTCAGTTCCTTCTTGTTGCTAGCCGGACGGTTAGATCATAGGCGGGGAGCTGTTGCTCACCGATGAGGGCGATGGACGGCGTGCCGGCGGTCACGGCGATGTCCGCGCTCTCATGAATGGCGTCGACGGCGGTCAAGATCCAGTTCGTCGCGTCTTGGTTGCCTGGTGGCGGCGCGAGTACACGGAGCGTGAACGTCATGTCGGCGATGTTTGTGTTGAATCCGCTGAACGTCGGCATTTCGATGAAGACGGTGAGCGGGCGTGCGTTGCGCGGGTCGGTGACCGGCTTGTAGCCGAGCGCGGTGACAGCGGCTTTGATCTGGGCGATCGCGCTAATGAAGATTCCGGAGGCAGGCATCAGCCCACCTGCGGTCTACCGACGCCGAGAAGCTGCAGAATGCGGCCGTAGGACGCGATCGGCTGAGTGGTTCCCATCGCGTCGAACGAGGCGTAGCCGTCGACTGAGCCGCGTTCACGGTACAGCGTGGCGCCGTACATGACGGTCCCGAGTTTGACGGAGCCGTCTGGGACGGTTGACAGGCTGTCGAAGTAGCCGGCCGATGCTCGGCGCCGGTAACACCAGGCGTTTGCCGCGGCAACACAGGTTGCGATGAACGCGGTGTCGTTTGCGGTGGCTGATTCGACGCCGAGCCATTCGGTGATGTCGTCGGCGTCGATCCAGCTGCAGGTCGTGGTGTAGGTGACGGTGCCGGTCGCGGTGTCGCGCTCAACGTCGTCGCCAGCGTCGATGAAGATGGCCTGGTTTGGATAGTAGACATCCCAGTCGAAGACGAGGTCGCCTTCGTCGGTGATGTCGATGAGCTCGTATGGCTCGGTGCTGATGACGGTGTGGGTGCCGTCGAACGTGGCGTCGGAGGCCGATGAGATGACGATCTCTTGGCCGACCTCGATTTCTGTGTCCTCGAGCACCTGCACCACGGCATAGCCCTCGATCCGCGTGAGGTGCGTGATCGTGTAGCTAGCCATGGTGCAGGTGTCTCAGGGGGAGGATCAGACGAACGCGGCCTTGCGGTACCGGTTGGTATCGAGCATCAGCGTCGAGAAGTAGCCGAGCCACGAGATGTTGGTGCCGCGGATGGTGGCGTCCTGCACGCGGAGGAAGCCCTTCTGCTGCTCGAAGATCTCGAAGCCGACGGTGTCACCGATGATGATGGTGCCGTTCGAGGTGTCGACGAAGTTCGGATCGACGACAACCTGCAAACCGAACGCGGTCATGTTGGTCGAGCCAGGGGTCATCGAGCCGTAGGCGTTCATCGGGCCGACGGTGGGGAACAGCGGCCGGCCGTCGCCGTCCTCGAGCTTGCCGAGGGCCGCCCAGTTCGACGCGCTGAGGAACAGGTGCGTCGGCAGGGTGCCGCCGTTGCCGAGGTTCGACAGGATGGCGCTGGCGCTCGAGTAGAGCCAGGAGAGCCACTCGGTCGCGTCGGTGATGCTCGCGGCCGTGAAGTTCACGGTGTTGGTGGCGCCGGCGACAAGGGCGTCAGCGGCGACGTTGTCCGTGGTGGACGAGTAGACGCGGCCCATGTCCTCGAGGATGAGGTTGATGATGTTCGGGTCGCTCCAATCCGAGACCTGCTCGGACACGGTGACGTAGCCGCCGTAGCTGGCCTTGGTGACCTGGTTCTCCTGAACCTGGAACTCGCCGGACTGAAGGGTGGCGAGCTCGGAGCTCTGCGCGGCCATCGAGGTGTGGGTCGAGACCGACGGGCGGATGAACACCTTGCCGGAGCCAGGCATCGCCTTCGCACCGAACACATCGACGACGGGGCGCCGCGAGATGTAGTTCGAGTAGACGGGGCCGACGATCGGCTCGGGCAGGACGCCGTCGTTCGAAGTCGTGGTGACGTCGGGCGCGGCGGCGCGGATGTTGTCGTTCATCTGGTGCCAGCGGTGTCCGCCCTCGAGGGCGGCGGCGATCCACTCGGAGGCCGACGGGAGCTTGAACTCCTTCTTGGCGGCGGCGTAGATGGGGGCGGTCGGCTGGGGCGCCTCGGCGGCGACTTCAACGACCTCGGGCTTGATGTCCTCGGACACTTGATTCTCACTTTCGGTTTGGGGTTCGGGGTTGTCGGGGGTGGCCTCCGCTTCTGCGGCGGCGATCTTGGTGATCTGGGCGCCTGCGAACGCCGGCTTGTAGACGACGCTCAGTTCTTCCCAGTTGGCTGCTTTGACGACCATTGTGCGGCCGTCCATTTCGTAGTCGGTGGCTTCGATGCCGACCGACACGCTGTCGAGGGCGCCCATTTTGAGCAGCTCGACGAGATCATCGCCGGCCTGTGTCTTGGCGATCTGCGCCTCGAACAGCATTCCGTCGGGTGTGTCTTCGCGGGCGGTGACTTTGCCGACGATGCGGCCGGTGTCGTGGTCCTCGAGCAAGCGTGGCGCGGGGCCGTCGGTGGGAAGTGCGCCTTGCAGGATGCGGACGCGGCTTCCGCCGAGAACGGTTGCTTCGACGTTGTATGGGACGGCGATGCCGGAGATGGTGCGCGGCTTTTCGTCGCCGGCGGCGGCGTCAAGGGTGACGCTGTCTGCGATCATTCGGATCATACGGCTGGCTCCTGGTTCATGATTTCGGCTTCGGCCAGGTAGGCGTCGACGTTCATTTCGACATGTTTACCACGGGCGATGATGTTATTCATCGACAATGTTTCCTCGATGCAGTCGATGTACGGCTTGGCGCCGAACAGATAGAGGTCTTGGCGGGCTTGGTTGGCGTTCATGTAGGTGTAGCCGCCGACCTCGACGCCGACGAGGTATGGCGGGATATTTGCGACGCGGGTGAGCTCTTTGGCGGCGTGTTCGCGGCCTTGGACGAGCTGCAGTTTGTCGGGCGTCGAGTCGAACTCGCGCCACTCGACATGCTGGTTGAGCGCACCGATCGCTTTGTGTTGGCGGGCCTCGGCCCAAGCGGCGGAAAGATCTGACAGTTCCTCGCCGGACATCGGCTCGCCGTCTTTCTGCTGAAGGTAGCCGGCGGTGATCTCGTTGGATGCGAAGCGCTTGGCGGCTTCGTCGAGGCGGTAGGCGATGTCGATCGCGCGGGCGCCTTGCCAGAGCAAGCCGTTGACGGGTGACAGGAACTGGACGACGTTCTCGGTGGGGACGCTGACGCCGTTGAACTCGATGTCGTTGGATGGGCCAAACCATTCTGGCCCCATCTGGTCGCCGGTCGTGACGTTCTCGTGGGGAAGCCAGACAAACGATGCTGGGAATCCGGTCGAGTAGCGGGTCGTGATGTACCAGAACGCGCGGCCGTGCAGGATCAGATCTTGGACCGTGTTCGCAATGATGAAGTTGCGGGTGCAGTTCTGATCTGGCTGGGTCATCCAAGATTCGCCTGGCACATACCGGCGGACGTACTCCTCGGCGGCTTCGTCCCACTCGAGGACGTACGTCTTGAAGTCGAGAGCTGCGACCATCGACACGATGAGATCGCGAGCACGCGAGATCGTCGGGATAGACAAGGCGCGCTGCGTACCAGCCCCGACAGCATAGGTCTGCAGCGCGCCGGGCCTTCCGGCACCGCCAGCTGCGGCATTGACGGTGGAGGCTCCGAATGCAGGCGCCGGCTTTGTGCGGAAAAGACCCACGGTGCGAAGGCTACCACAAGCCTGTGGATATCTAGCGGGAACTTCCGATCATAGGCTTCCGAATGTTTGACTGTGGTTTCGCGGCCATACCGGCGGCGGCGACCATACAGCGGCATTGTTCGATCGGTCCTGGCGACTTCTGGCTTGTCAGCGTGATCGAGGCTTGGGTTCGGCCGGCGACCGCGCGGTTGACTTGTTCGGTCAGCGTCATTTTTCCGTTGTGCGCCATCCGGCCCTCAAGGATCATGCCTTTCACGATCGCGGTGTAGCGGTTGATCTCTAGATAGCCCCACATTTCCATGCGACGGCTGAGATCGAGCGGACACATCGTCG